AAAGACCAATGGCATTAGGTGATCAGAGCAGTTTTGGCGTTGCCGCGCTTACCACGCTGACTGCAGCGGGTGTTACTAGTGCTGTTGAAATTGGCGGGCGGGATATTGCGTTTCAAGTTACGGTTGCAAGCATTGGTACCAACGTTGTCATCCGCATGGAAGGCAGCTTGGACGGCACCAGTTACTTCAACCTAGATCAGAACAACTCTGATACCACGCTGACTGCTAACGGGACAACGGGTTACATCCTGAGCAGTGCTCCTGTGCGTTATGTCCGTCTGCGTGTGGTGAGTTTGAGCGGTGGCACGCCTTCAGTGTCTGGTTTTATTGGGGCGCAGTGATATGGCGGCACTGCTGGGCAAGCAACTAAGGAACAGCACGAAAGCCTCAATTCGGGGTTCAATTGCTGGGTATAAGGGCAGTCAGTTTTCGTCTGCCACGCTTGACCTGCGTTTTGCACTGCAGAAGACCCTCGACCCCCGGATCACCTTCACCCGCGCCAGCTCTGCCACGTTCGTGGATAGCTCCGGGGTGTTGCGGTCGGCGGTGACGAACCTCTTGTTGAGGAGTGAGGAGTTTGATAATGCGAGCTGGTCTAAAGATTCTACGGTTGCAACAGCAAATCAGACCACGGCTCCAAACGGCACCCTTACAGCAGATAAAGTTGCAGAAGATACATCAACCAACTTTCACGCAGTTTCTCAATATGTTGCCGGCTTTGCCTCAGGTGCTGTATTAACTTTATCAATTTACGCAAAGGCAGCAGGGCGCACTAAATTCCGAATTCAAACAGATTCAACCGGAGGCACTGGCACAGCTGATTTTGATTTGTCGGCTGCAACAGCTACATCTGGCACTGGTGTGTTTTCCGCTGGCTCAATTCAAGTTGTTGGCGATGGTTGGTATCGCTGCTCTGTGCGTTGCACCACTTCAGGAGCTGGCGCCATTGGCTTAAAAGTGATTTTAGCGGCCACGACTTATGGAACGTCGTATACGGGAGACGGCACCTCTGGTTTATTCATCTGGGGCGCCCAACTAGAGCAAGCGTCCACCGTCGGCGATTACGTCCCCACCACAAGCGTCATCAACTCTGCCCCACGCTTCGACCACAACCCAACAACGGGTGAAAGCCTTGGCCTGCTGGTGGAAGAAGCGAGGACAAACCTGCTGCTAAGGAGTGAAGCAATAGCGACAGGTCCTTGGTTTAACTCAAATGTCACGTTAACTAACAACACAAGTGACGTGTTAGATCCAGCCGGCGGGTCAACTGCTACAAAAGTTGTTTCAACTGGCTCTAGTTCAGCATTTGGCCAACCCGTTACGCTTACTGCTGCCATCTACGCAGGAAGCATTTGGCTGAGAAGTTCTACAGGCAACATATCAGCACAGCTAATTGTTTACTTAGGGGGCGCTCCTTTTACAAATATAGGTACTACGAACGTAACAATTACAACAACTTGGCAAAGATTTAGTGTTATTACATCTGCGGCAACTGCTGCTAGTTATAATATTCAGCTCAACAATATTGGAGCGGGAACTGTTTATGCCTGGGGCGCCCAACTAGAAGCCGGAGCTTTCCCCACCTCCTACATTCCAACGACGTCCGCAACCGTAACCCGCGCCGCAGATGTGGCCAGCATTACCGGGGCGAACTTTAGCTTCTATAACCAGACGGAGGGGACGGTGTTTGCAAGCGGAGACTTTGTTGCATTAGGAGCAAATAGTTTTTCACGAATAGTTAGCTTAGCGGGTGCAAATACTGGGACTGATGAAATTTCTATTTACACTCGCGTCAATGTAGGATCTGGAGATGGCACAATTTTTGGAGCTGTGACTGTAAGTTCATCGCTAGAAGCAGACTTAAATTCGCCTGCTGGAGCGCCTAATCTCAGTGGGGCGTACAGATCTGCGCTTGCGTACAAAACCAACGATTTTGGACTTGCAACTAACGGACTTACTCCTACAGTTGACACTAGCGGAACCTTACCAACAATTACACAACTGATAATTATGGGAAATGTCCGTTTTCAAAATAAACTTTCCGGTCACGTTCGCCGCCTCACCTTTTGGCCCACCCGCCTTGCCAACACCACCCTTCAGCAGATCAGCCAACCATGAACTTCCTACGCTTCACCGACGAACCCACCTGGACCTCAGCCGCAACCGCTGCTGGTTTTTTGATTGACGACACGCTGACTGCCTACACCCACGACCATGCGATTGACGTGGTTGGCACCATCACCCGTGGCGGTGAGTACGACCCAGAGACCGGTGATGTGATCGTTGCTCCTGAGGTGCTGGATGGCTGGCACGTCAACTTTGCTGGGGTGCTGCCTGACGGGTGGGATGAGTTTGTGGTGAGCCCTGCTGATCCATATCGGGTATTTGCGTAATGATCACCGAAGACCTCTCAGTATTCCTTACCGACTTTGGGGTGAGCTGCACGTCAGGGGCAACAACGGCATTGGGCATTCTTGACATGCCGGGCCAAATCTTGGCAGATTCAATGGTGATCTCAACGGATTACCAACTCACCTGTAAGGCTTCTGATTTTGGAAACCTAAAATACAACGACAGCGTTAGCGTTGATGGTGTGGCCTACACCGTTCGAGAGACACGGTTGCTAGACGATGGCCGCTTTTGTGAAGTGTCGCTGATGAAGACATGACCACCAAACGCGAGCAAATCTTGAGCGCTATTGCCACAGCCCTAGCCGGGACCACAGGAGTGAGTACGCGGATCTATCGCAGCAGGGTGGAAGCCTTTGCCAGGTCTGAATGCCCTGCCCTAGTGGTTGAACCGATTAGCGATGATGCAACGATTGACACCAGCCTGCCAACATTGACTTGGCGGTTGACGGTACGAGTTGCAGTAATTGTACGCGGCAACATCCCTGATCAAATTGCCGACCCAATTGTTCAAAGCCTGCACAGCAAGATTTCAGCAGACCTGACGTTGGGGGGAATTGCAATGGACGTTCAACCCATTAGCGTGAGTTTTGATCTGGTAGAAAGTGATCAACCCACAGGGGTTGTGATGTGCGATTACCGCGTTCTCTACCGCACCACCGTTTCCAATTTGTCGGCCTAAATCCATGACTATCCTTGTAGATGAATACTGGGGCCAGGGTGGTTCTTACCTGCTTGACCCTAAAACCGGCAAGCGAAAGCTCATTGAGCGGACAGAGCCGGCCCAACCCTCCGAACCCCCAACTGAGGAATTGAGCAATGGCCTTGCTGGCGCGTAAGACTTACATCCTGGCCAAGGCCGAGGCGACCTATGCGACTTCGAGCACTCCGGCGAACACAGATGCAGTTTTGGTCAAATCTCTTGAATTGACACCTCTTGCGGGTGATGTTGTCAGCAGGGATTTGCTGCGTGGCTATCTTGGCAACTCTGAGCAGCTGATTGCTAAAACTTACGTTGAACTGAAGTTTGATGTAGAGCTTGCTGGTTCTGGAACTGCTGGTACAGCCCCACGCTATGGGAACTTACTTCAGGCGTGCGGCATGGCACTAACGACGGTGGCCAGCACAAGCAACACCTATGCCCCTGTCAGTTCTTCCTTCGGTTCATCCACCATCGTTTACAACACCGATGGCCTGAATCATGTGTTGACTGGATGTCGGGGAAGCTTTTCTATCAAGGCTGAGGTTGGCACGATTCCAACGCTCTCATTTTCCATGGTTGGCGTGTACAACAGCCCCACTGACACGTCGCCCGTATCTGCAAGCTACACCACTCAGGCCACCCCGCTGGTCTTCCGCCAAGGCAACACTTCTGCTTTTAGCATCTTTAGCTACTCAGGTTTGCTTCAGTCGTTTGACTTTGACGTTGCCAATGCCAGCGTTTATCGCCAACTGGTGGGGAGCAGCACTGGTGAGGTGCTGATTACGGATCGCAAACCCGCTGGTAGCGTAATGATCGAAGCCCCAACGATTGCTATCAAGGATTTCTTTGCTATTTCTTTGGCTTCTGCTACGGGTGGTTTGAGCTTCACCCACGGCACTGCTGCTGGCAATCGGGTTGTGTTCAACAGCCCACAGACTGACATCACTACACCCGCCTACGGCGAGCAAGACGGCGTTCGCATGTTGAACCTGCCCTATGTGTCAGTGCCTACAACAGCGGGCAACGATGAGTTCAGCCTTGCATTTACCTGATACCATACGGCTACCTAGGCACAACACATGGCGTTTGTTTTAAAGCAATCTGACACCTACACTTGGCCGGTTTCTTTTGAGATCCCGGTCGATGGTGGTAGGCATGAGCGCCATAGCTTTGATGGTGAGTTCAAACGCCTACCGCAATCTCGCATCAGGGAAATCGGAAAGCTGATTGAAGATGGTGAAATCCTTGACGGCGCTGTTGCAGCAGAAGTCCTAGTGGGCTGGGTTGGTGTTACCGATGCTGACGGAAAGGAAATTCCCTTTAGCCAAAAGGCACTAGAGCAATTGCTTGATGTTCCCCTGTTGGCCACGGCCATCGTGATGGGATACTTCGCGAGCCTACAGGGGGCGAAAAGAAAAAACTCCTAGAGGCTGCCCACTATTGGTGTGGTGGCGATCAAGGAGACAAGGATTTAGAAAAGGCAGCACAGGCGTTCAATATTGTCAATGATGACGCCCTAAGCAAAAGTGCTGACTATGAGGTATGGGAAGAAAATTGGGAAGCTGTGCAGATGTTCATGCGTCTTCAGACTCAATGGCGCGTTGGGATGAATGGCCCTTTAGGGTTGGATTATGTGGCAGCAGAATGGCTCTTTAGACTGTATGCAGTGAAGGAGCCGGCTTCTCTCTTGGAGGATCTTCAGGTGATGGAAGCAGCGGTTTTGACAGCAATCGCTGAGCGGGAGGCGTAACCATGGCAATGAACATGGATGCCCTGCTTCGCATTAAGGCTGATGTTCAAGGCGAAAACAATATTCGTAGGCTTGGCAACTCCATGCAGGGGTTGGAGGGCAAAGTCAAGAATGCAGCATTGGCAACGCAGGGATTGCGTGGTGCCTTAGGGGATTTGGTTGGTTTAGTAGGTGGTGGTTTGATTGTTGCCAAAATCTTTGGTGATACGGCAACACTGCAAAGCCAAGCCAGAAGCCTTGAGGTGCTAACGAATAACGCAAAACTTGCCGGACAAATTATTCGTGAATTGCAAGCTTATGGCAACGTTACTCCATTTGAATCAACTGAACTAATTGAAACAGCTAAGCGCTTGAATGCTTTTGGCGTGGAAGGTTCACGCGTTGTAGAAGTAACAAAACGCCTTGGTGATGTTGCAGGGGCAACTGGTTCAAACATTGGCGAGCTGGCAACGGCATATGGGCAGGTGGTTGCAAAGGGCCGCTT